TAAAGTTCCTGCATCAACTAACTGTCGAAGTAAAGAAGTACTAGACTTAGCATGCCCGCCAAGTAAATGAATAAGTCCAAATCCATAAAATCCAAATCCTGGTATATAAGTATAATGTACGAAGTGATTACGTTTACGCTTTAACTCATCATCCTCTTTCCAGTTACGATAAATGGATAGAATCTGCATAGAGCTACGCTCAATAGTAATAACATATGGTAGAGCAATCTGATTAGGGTCTTCACCTAAATCATACTCCACGTGCATCTCTAATAACTCGTATCTATCATCCTCAGATATATCTACACCTTCTACTTCATCTTTTTTCTTTTGTATAGACGTACGAGAAAATCCTGGATCACCTAAATCAACAGAAGAATAAAATCCGTTAACTTGTAAAAACCTAACTTCATTCTCAGTCTTTCTCATAATATGAGTCACACGTGAAGCTGTTGTTATATCTGAAGAACCATAAGATACAATTAAATCTTCTGCTGGAATAAACTGCGCAGTTTGTCTACCCATAGCTGGGTCATAATAAACTTTTTTAAATGCAGATCCTGCAATTGCTAAGTTCCAAAGCATTCTCTCATGCTCTGGTCTATATTCTGTCATTTGTTCTGTGAGACGATAATTCATATCATCTCTAACTCTCGTTGATGTTTTTTCTTTTTCTTTTGTAGCTTTACCAATAATCGTTGTCTTTACTGGGCCAGCTGCTGGGAAAGTTTCTGTAATAGCTTCAGATTGAAAACGCACAACTGCTTCAGACAATAATGGATGAAAAACACCACATGCACCGTCCCAAGGTTCAGTTCTTTCTTCTATATTTAAACCTAACAATTCTAGACCATCTTCGTAAGTTTGTTTCCACTCACTTAACGATTCATTATCTGCTTCAAACATTCCAACTAAATCATCAGCAACTTGATTAAGTTGATCTGCGTCCATATCATCAGCTAAGTTTTTCCCATGCTCCCCTTCAAACGATGGATCGACAACCTTATCAACAGTAACTTCAACGCTACCATCTTCATTCATTTCAATTTCAATACCTCTATTATCCTGTTCTTCTTCTACTTCGACTTCTTCAACAGGAGTTGCTTTAGTAATCTGAATGCCGATTGCCTTATCTATAGCCATAATTTATCCTTCGTCTAGGGTAAGAGGTGCAGATAGTTTAGCCTTTTTTGCTTCAACACCTTCTAATGCTTCAATTTTTTTTGTTAGCCTCTGTATTACTTCATCTCTTTGCGCTAACTTTTTAATTAACGACTGGTGAAGTTGAAAATCTAACTCCATCACATCAATCATTCTTTGTGCTACTTTTTTATTGTACTCAAAAAATTCATTTAAATCACTCATTTTTCCCTCCTAATAATATGCCGCTTTACGTTTTTTCCACCAAGGTATTTCTTCATCTTCCTCATCTGAATATAATCTTACAAACCCACCCTGTCTAAAACGAAGTAGAGCTTGTGTTGTTGAATCCACATAGTCATCATGTTCACCTGCAGGAAAAGCTGCAATTTCTTCTACAACTTCTTCTGCCCATCTAGTAGGCGGTACCCAAACTATGCCCGATGCAAATAAATCAGTTACTGCATTTACTCTCGCAATCTTATCATTTCCTCTGCTTGGTGTAAACTCGGATACTGGAACTCCCATTGACCTTAACTCAAATACAAGCGGCGCACCCGCAGCTTTTGCTTCCACTATTAATGCATCGGGTTTCCATTCTTGATACATCTCATAAGTTACTTCTTTTAATTCTGGAAACTCCATACGTTTTCTATACGCATCGAGGAGGATTATGTTTGAAGATTGTTTCCCTGTATCTGGATCAGTGTGGTGAAACACACCCCAAGTCGTACAAGCAGAATAGTCTGCTCTATTTGTTTTTAAAAACGCAGTATCCCAAGACTGAATAATAAACTCACAAGCAGGGGGGCTATCTTCCTCCCACAACCTCCACCATTCTCTTTTTACTAACGCACCTTCTTCAGATGTTGGTGCTTGCTGATATTGAGCTTGCCATTTACTAATAGGTAATTGTGTTTTAAGAGCAACTAATTCTTCTTTACTCCAAAACTCAGGCCATAATGGGTTACCTGTTGGAAAAAGCGCAGGGAACTCGATAACCTCCCACTCATCTCCACCTCGTTGTGCGCTTGCTTTGATAACCTGCCCAGTTAAATCACGTTTTGACCACCGTGTCATTACAATAACAATAGAACCACCTGGTTGAAGTCTCTGTCTTGGGCCTGATGTGTACCAATCATACACTTTATCATAAACTTCAGGGTTTGTTTCGGCAATTACTGCTTCTTGTTCCGAGTGTGGATCATCAATAATTAACAAATCAGCACCTTTACCTGTTACAGCACCACCTACACCTATCGCAAAGTACTCTCCACCGTGGTTTGTACTCCATCTACCAGCAGCTTTTGAGTCTGCTTGTAGTTGTACTTCGTCAAATATTTCAGAAAAAGCCTCACTACCCACTAAATTTCTTACTTTTCTACCAAAACCTACCGCTAATTCGGCAGTGTGCGAAGTTTGGATCACTTTTTTACGTGGAAACTGCCCTAAAAACCATGCCGGAAGTAAATATGACGCAAATTCTGACTTTGTGTGTCGTGGTGGCATGTTAATTATGAGTCTTTTTGTCTCTCCCCTTGCTACTTTTTCAAAAGCCATAGCAATTTTGGCATGATGGCGACCTGAAATGAACTCGGGCCACATTTGTTTTACAAAAGACAAGAATCCTGTCTTTGATTTGACTTTACTTCGGTTATTAAACAGGTCAAGTAGGGCTATTTTTTCTTTTAGGGGCAAAGATTTTACTGTATTAAAGTCAATATTTTCAATATCCTCCATTATTCTTCTTCAGACTCCTCTTCTTCTACGTATTCAGCGTCTTCAATATCTTGTGCTTCCTCTTCTAAAGTAAGTACCTCTGCTTCTATTGTTTTTTCATGCATCAATTCTTTTATTTTTTGTTCAAGAAGTCGATCTACTTCTTCTTCCTGATAATTTTTATGAATAACTTCTTTTTTCTCAACAAATAACCCAACTTCTCCAACTTTACCTAATAATTCTAAAGCACGCATACGATTTTTACTATCTCCTGCATCTGCTTCAAGTAGTAATTTATTTACAACAAAAGTTCGTATTTCTTCCGGGTCGTCTAAAGGATTATTTTTTTCTTCATTCAGGGTAGTAATAAGTTTAGCGCCACTCATAGCGCCATACCCTTGCTTCATACACTCTTCCATAAAGTCCGAAGCAATATTTTTTCCTCTTTCTAAAACTTCACTGTATTCTTCAGGGGAAAAATCAACAGCAAAGGGTATTTCAAGAACACCTTCTTGTATTATTGGCATGGGTTATCCCAAGTTATAGTCCACTTATTATGCGAAGTATAAAATATAACGTTAAAAAAGGCAATGAGAAAAATATTATAATGGCTGCTACCCCACAAAGGAACATATGAAAAACAAATCCTAATTCTAAAAATCGTTCTATTCTATTTCTCACTCGTAAATACCTGCGTCTAATAAACATTCGTCATATATCTGTAAACCAATAGCATTTGGATTTTGTAGCATCCCTTCGTACTTTTCTGGTTTATTTAGTTTTAGATGCATTAATTCTACCACTCTTCTATCCACTTCGTGAAGTACGTCTTGCTCAAATGGGGTGAGCATCCTATTTGTTTTTACTGATGGTATTAAATCATGGTTCCTGATATCTGCAAATGTTACGGCTAAGTGATATATTTCTTCGCACCGTTTATAGGGGTCTAAATCATCTAACTTCCAAGCATGAGTATAGGTGAAATAAATCACGGCCCAGAATATAGCGGGTATGAAAAGTATAGGGGCATAAGTCTTCATTTAATCAGAATACCATATATGGGGTGAGTATGGAACCAAAAAAAGTGACGGGGGGGTTTTTGGGAATAAGGGGTGGGGTAGTTTCAAAATGGGTGAAATTATTTGAGCATATTATTATGCGTATGTGTGACTGTGTATGCTCGGTCAAAAAAGGGGGGTTGGGGAGGGGTGGGGTTTTCCTAAATGCGAATCATTCTCATTATCATTCTGCTTACTACCTAACATATTTTTTACACATTGTCAACTTCCTCGCTGTTTTATTTCCCTCGTATGCGAGGGAAAATGTTGACTTTTTATATAGGAAGTGTAAAATAATAAGTATGGTTAAGTAACATTTTAATTAATTTTTTATAAGGAATATAAACATGACTAAGTTAAACATAAGCGAGTTTTTAACAGATACTAAAAACAAAAAAGTATCTAATAATAAAACCACCAAAAAAGAGGCAACTCTTTTTAACCCTGAGCTTATCGAGGGTACGCAAAAAATTGTATTAAGTGCCATTCAGATAGACGAGGATATCGAGAAATTAAAAGAGCAATTTAGAAAAGAGGGTATAACAGACGGCGCTATGATTAATGCTTACCACTCCCAAGCCGTTTTAAATGTAGCAATTAAGGAATATAAAAAACTGTTTGGAAATATATCACCTGAAGGAATTCAGGCATTGAGTAAATGTATTAAGAATGGTAAAAAGTCTGAAATTGATAAGTATGAAATTGCAGAAATAAAAGGTACACCAGTCGAACAGTATGTTAAAAACTGGTCAGATAATAGAG